GGACCCGAACACGTCTTCTGCTGCTCAGCGCATGATGAAAGTCATGGCCCTGAAGGAGTTGGCGGCAGCTAATCCGTCAATGTACGACCCGATTGCCATTGATACGGCAGCTCTGCAGGCTATGGGATGGAGCAATCCTTCGCAATTCTTTGCGCCGCCTTCTGCTCAGGCCAAGCCACCGCCGGAGCTGCAAAAGGCGATGGCAGACATTCAGATCAAGAAGCAAGAAGCGGACGCCAAGTCCAAAGAAGCGGATGCTCGGGCACAAGAGGCGCAGGCTCGGGTTGCCGAGACGCAAGCAAAGATCCAACAAGGCGCCTTTGCGCCAAAGGGCGCTGCCCTTGGCGCAGGCGCTCCCGGCGGCGATCCATCTCAGATGATGGAAATGCAAATGAAGCAGGCCGATTTCAATCTTAAACAGCAAGAGTTGGGCGCTCGAGCACAGCAGCATCAGGTCGATGATCGAAATCGCGACCTTGATCGTCAAAGCCGCGAACGAATTGCGCTCCTGCAGCTTGCTCGAGATGTCATGCTTCACCCGGGCGAGGCGCAGGCTGCTCAGCCTGAGCTTGGACCGCTCGAGAGAAGCCTCGGCACCATCCAGCAACAATGATTCCGAATCACAAAGCCATGCAGCGGGCGATGATGATCGCCCAAGATATTGCCCAGCAAATCGACCCTGCTTATGGCCGAGTGAATTTACCTCCCACTGCGGGTGGAATCCCTGAGGAATACCAACAGGGCGGAGCCATTGTCGACCCAAACGTACTGAATGAACTAGCAAAAAGCGCCGTCTCTGCTATCAACAAAAGCAGAGCCGGTCTTGCATATGGAGGAATTAGTGATGAAAGAGATCAAATCGAAAATGCCGGATCATATTTTGAAGCACCAGCCGAAGAGAGAGGACTTCCAGACGCAGGAGGAGTACGAGGAGGCGAAAGCGTACTTCCGGCACCGGTTCAGACCCGCTCTCCAGAGCCACTCGAAGGCCTCCCAACCCAAGTAAAGATTCCTATGACCGGCGAGATGATCGAAGCCGGTCCCGATGAGCGCATCCGAAAGGTTGCCGAGGATTACATGCGGTCGATTGGCCGCGAGTACAAGCCGGCAAGCGTTTACGCCAAAGTGGAGCCTGAGCGAGCATCTCGAATTGCTCAGGCTTATCACGAGATGAAGCACGATCCGAGCGACTCTTTTGTGAGGTCCGCTTACGATCAGATGCTCAAAGAGACGATGGATCAGTATCAAGCCGCCAAAGAGGCTGGCTTCAAAGCTGAATTCTGGAATCCAGAAAAGGATGAGGACCCGTACAAGGCCTCACCTCGTCTTGCCATCAAAGACATCAACGAAAACCATCACATGTACGTCTTTCCGACCAGAGCTGGATTCGGAAGCGACGAAGAGATGGCGGCTCAGTTGAAGGACAATCCGCTCCTTGCCGACAGCGGCGAGAGATGGAATGGCGAGCCCGTTACGTACAACGACATCTTCCGCGCCGTTCATGATTACTACGGTCATGCGAAAGAGGGCGTCGGTTTTCGAGCAGATGGGGAAGAGAATGCATGGCGATCTCACGCCTCCATGTACTCTCCTCTCGCTCGATTGGCCATGACCTCAGAGACTCGAGGTCAAAATAGCTGGCTCAATTACGGACCTCATGGCGAACGTAATCGCAATGCAAGGACCGAAGACACAATTTTTGCTGATCAAAAGATTGGGTTACTACCCGCCTTTGCTATTCACGAGGGCGCAGAAGATTTCATGCGCCCCGAGGACGTTGCCGAGGTCCGTCAACTTTACAAGCGGACAAAGCGCGAAAAAGGCGGCGCAACCATAACCACGCCCGTGCTTGATAAAGACAAAGCCATTCGGCGTGCGTTAAGAATTGCAAAACAAGAAGGCGGTCCATTGAGCGGCGGCATGCAGTCCCGTGGACTCGACTTCCCAGCCGAGGATTCCGCATTTCGGCTTCGCACCAAACTTAATCGAGAAGCGAAAGTCGCTTCAGGTAAGGCAGATCCGGGCTTGCCAAGCAATCCGCGCATGACAATCCGCGCACCGGAAGCGGAAGAAGGCGGAAATCAGCTCCCCGACTTTGTTGTCGGCCCGGTGACGCCGCAAGACTGGATCGATAGACACGAGCAGATCTTGTCTCCTGACGAAATCACGCACGCTTCGCAGTGGTACAAAAATATTTATGGCAATTTCCTGCAGTACACCAACAACGATGAGGCGCAGGCCAAGCCGTTAATGCGCGCATGGTTGGTAGCGCAGCAAAACGTCAGCCCGGCTGGCGCGATGCAGAACGTTCTTCTGCAAAAAGAGCAGATGCAGCGCGGCGTGCCCGAGAATATGTGGCGAGCTGGCGGTATGCCAAACCCCACCAATGCGGCTCGAGCTGTTCTGCAGGACAAGCCGATTGCCGGTGGCGTCGGTCAAAAGATTTCCGACTTTGTCGACTCGGCAGAAGGGCTCGATACGAGATCATTCCTTGGCCATGATCAAAAAGGCGGCAAGCCTTTTGTTATTGATGTGCATTCTGCTCGAGATACAGGCCTTGTTGATCCGGCGCTGCTCAATCATTTGCGCGGCCTCGGGTATAACGAAGAAGATTTGGCCAAGGTGCAAACTGATTTTGAAGCGTCGCCCAGCGATGCGCAGTATGAGAACCGCGCCCAGTGGGGCCGCGATCTGACAGATCATCTCAACAGCATCAAGTGGCAAGGCAAGAACGATTGGCGCCCGGAAGAGATCCAAGCCGTGGGCTGGATGGGCATGACCAAGCTCACACGAAATGCCGAAGAAGATTCGGCGTCCGGTCTTGCCCGAAACTTGCGTCGCGTTTCTTTTGAACTCGCGCCGGGCGAAGGTTCGCCATGGGCAGCCAAGTACGGTGAAGCTTTTAACACGCTTCCTGACGATGAGCGCGCACTGATCACTCAAACCATGGGTGGCCGGGCGATGGAAATTGCCAACGAGCTGGCGCAAACCCATGCCGTCAACACAGTCTACGGCACCGGCGCATGGCAGCAATATCAGAACCCGGCAGCCGTTGCACAGGTGCTTGCGACCGAACAAGGCGCAGATATTTTGGCTCACTCGATTGGCCATCTATTGCACCAGACTGAGGTTTGGCACAACCGCGCAAAACCCATGACGGCAAATCCAAAAGGTTTTGCCATCGATTTTATTGAGAAAGGATCAAACAATCTTGCCGATAAGGGCCAGCTCCAAGACTTTTGGTCAAAGGTTATGGATGCGGATAAAACAGGATTGGTTCAAGGTTATCAGCCCATCACGCTGCCCTCTGGTGAGAGCGGCGTGCGGGTCCTTGTTGATAAGGGCGGAAAGAAAACCTCAGAAAATTTGTTTAAGGCGCTTAGCGCAGATGGCGAGCTTGGTACAATGCTCAAGTCATTGCCCTATGACGTTCAAGCGCAATTGGCCGAAGCTGAAATATCGAAAGCTAGAAACGATTGGAAGGAGAATCCAAATGGGGAACTATACGTTCAAGGGCTACGTGACATCTTGGGATCAGATCCATCAGCCCGTCTCAGTGCTGCTGGATCACAACTTGAGAAAGAACTCGAAGCCCTCCTCGACCAAGCCTACACAAGGCAAGGACGGGCATGGCGAACAGCGCAAGGACCAGAAGAAGGCCAAGTAACGGCGGTAAAGCCCAAGAAAACTCGGGCAAAGGCCAAGGAGCCCCCCGAACCTACCGCTGGCATGGCCTCTGGTGGTATTGTTGACCGCGCCTTGAGAGTGGCAGAAAAAGCTCGGAGACCCAAATGGCTGGCATAATGCTCACCCCCGAAATGCAGGCTCAATACGGAGTTGATGCCAACGGGAATCCTGTTGGTGTTGGGTCAGTGACTGAGCCTGCGATTCCGAATCCAACTCCCACTCCCACAGCGACGGGTAAAGGCGGTTTATCCCAATTACCGAGCAAGGTTGGAGATGCTTTTCAAAGAACGGCAACCGGCAAAGGAGCCGCAAGCGGAAAAGGTCCGCGACCGGG